CTTATCCTCATCATAATCATCATAAAAAGGAGCGACATTAAAATTTGTTTGTAACTCAGCCATCATACTTCCTTAAAAATTAAGATATAGTTTAACTTGTTCTTTAGTAATGCTAGTTCTATCAATGGGTTGGATATTCTTATAATAGAATATCTCACCCGAATACGGCACCAAGTCTGAAATATTTATAACAGTAATCGTGCATGTTTTACCAGTATCATTTGATAATACGGTTTCAAATGGTTGGAATGTGCCCACCGTATTTAACACGTACATGCTAGAAGTATTCATATAAGCAACAGTTGCTGTGGCTTTGCTATTTAACCCGCTTATCGTGTCCCCTGAATTAAATATATTCGTTGTATTGAACAAGTTAAAATTTAACATGTTATTGAATTTAGTGCTGTTTAAATTGCTCAAATCTAATGAAGAAGAAGGGTTATATAACAATCCTATCTGTCTATATTTTGCCCATGATGGAAATCCATCTGTTGCAGATGTTTCTACAGAAAGGCCCAATATATCAGATCCCAGTTCTGATACGACATCAGATCCATGGCCTCCAGGAGGAGATATTATGGGATAGGCAGAAGCAAGCGATCCAAACTCAGAATTGGCTATGATAGTGATATCTGCATAAGAATAGTTTCTGCCTTTGTTTTCTATTGTTATGGATGTTAGCGAACCGGTATTTGCATTGATAGTAGAATATGCAGTAGCACCCGTGCCGTCTCCTGTTATCTTGACTTGAGGAGCGATCCTGTATAAAGATGTGCTATCCAATCCCACGATATCATCTGAAGTTGAGACAAACTTTCCAGATGTATTAACAACATAACCATCAACAACAGACAGCGCAGGTGAACCTGTCCCTGAATAGACATAGAATGCAGATTTACTATATGCTCCGTTGATGCTCGAAGCGCCAGAGTTTGCTATTTTAAAGCTTTTATTGGTGATCACCTGATCGATGCTGCCATTGGCATCAATGTAATTTTTACCCGCATTGTCCACGATCATCACATGCAAACCGCCTTTTATAGCAGCTCTTGCAACTGTTGCATTTGGAACTACAGGGAAATAATCAACAGTATCGAATTTTTTCCTGGATGCTGAATCAATCGTAAACAAATATTTCCATACATATCCATCACCCGGATTGGTAAAATCTCCGCTTGTCTGTGTAGTATCAGGTTCTACTGTGGATTTAGCGCCATAGTTATTGAATAGACACTTGTATACTCTATTTTTTCTATTGATCACATAAAAATTCTTACTGTATAGATCAGGATCGAGATGTGAATAATAATCATATACAGTACCTGTCGTCCATGTTATCCTTTGGGCTATATATCCGATATCAGCCTCAAATACTTTTTTGCCGAATAATATATTAGAGTATACGTCATAGAATGATTCTTTTATGGAAGTATTGGTAGCCGGAGGATTATTATCGTCAGTCCATTCTAAAAATTTACCGAATGTCACATAATAATTTGAACCGAAACTTTTAACTGTGGTGTTGCCGGTGGCGGTGATTCCTTGCAGGAAATGTCCAGTTTGTGTCAATCCTTTAGTGAGGGTGATTCTGGGACCTCCGCTTGTTTCAGATAAAGCAATCTTGGTTGTATTGGCATGCTGAACATAATAAGTTACATCTGACACTATGGGATTTATCGCTGTGTTACCTTCAGCAACAACATATTTAATCCGATCACCTGTCTGAAATACAGATGTTCCGTACTCAGAGGATAATACTGATATTGAAATTGTGCTGTTTGCGTCAGTAGTCAATCCTGTGCTTGCTCCGCCTGTGACGGCAGTGTTGGCATTAAAAGATGTACGTATGGGAGAAGCAAAAGTGATAGTGGGATCAGCAGCATAATTTGCGCCGGCAAATATGATATTTGTATTTAAAATAGTACCTTCGTTGTCTGCTATACCATCTGCAATCGCAGTCCCTGTGCTAAACAATATAGATGCATTAGCAGTATATCCGGATCCGCTATCTATTATATCGATCCTTGAGACTGACAGGCCAGTCCCGGCGATATCGCTCTTCATCTCTTCGATGAATTTATTTTTGATGTTCCTGTTGAATATTCCGGCCATATTTACATTACCCGCCTGATGAGATTATAACGCCACGGGCATTATAAGTTGTAGTTGCTTCAACCAATATGTTCTGATCAAATTTATTTGTATCTATTATCAAAGGTTTACCAAACATCTTATTTCCTACAGGATGAGTCAGTTTCTTGATTATATCAATGTATTTATCTAAAGATTTTTCTACTTGGATCTCATACGAAAATTCCTGATAGTAATCGCTGTCTGTAACATATTTATCTGCATTTAAGAAACCGCTATTATCCAGCCATTCACCCTCTTCAGTAGCAACACCGCCGACTATCATATCTAAAGCAGCTGTAAACTCGTTGTTTGATTGATTGATGAATACCAATTGTTCACCCTGGGTATTAAAAGTATATCCTGAAGATAGCAATGCAACTTCCTGGATGACACCATTACCCGTTGCAAGACCGCCTGTGACAATGGCATTATTACCCCATAATGTACCATTATCATCTACTATATTATATCCCCACACTCTTTTTTCAAATATCGTGGGTTGGACCGCACCATTATATTGGCGATCTCCGGATGTGATGGCCTTCAGTGATTTTACAGATCCTATCAGCATTGTCGTATCAGCAAGGCAGTTACCCAGGACAGAATCGATAGTTCCAACATTGAGATTTGCGCTGAATTGAGTGTTTGCTTGGAGATAATGTCCGTTTGCCTCTACACCAGATCTACTAGCAGGAGTGAGTGTGATCCTTGATCCGCCAGCAGTTGTTGAAAGCGCGATGACGGTGTTGTTGGAGTGTTGTATAAAATAAAAAATGTTGTTGGCAAGACCTGTTATTGCTGTATTTCCATCAAACGCAGTATATTTTACAGATCTTCCGTATTGGAACGTGTTGGCATTCGTGACAGCTATCGTGCTGTTTGCATCTAATGTGATACCTATGGTCGTATTGCCCGCAGCTGTTATACCCTGTAGAGCATGACCAGTCTCAGTAAATCCTTTTGTGAGCTGTATTCTTGCGCCGCCAGATGTTTCAGCTAAAGCAATCTTGGTTGTATTTGCATGTTGTACGAAGTATGTGCTTCCGGATGCCAATCCATCTATCGCTGTATTGCCGGCATCTATACGGTATCTGATCTGATCGCCGACACTGAATGCCGCAGTACCGAATTCACTTGAAAGGATAGCCACGCCGATAGTGCTATTTGCGTCTGTTGTTAATCCTGTTGTTTCACCTTCTGTGACTGCGCTGTTGGCATTGAAGCTTGTGTTTGCAGGCGCGCCGAATGTGATCGCGGGAGCTGATTCATATGCAGATCCTCTATAAGTAATAGTGCCACCCGATATCTTCCCGATGCTGTTTGATGTGCCCGTTGCAGCAGCACCCCCACTTCCAAAGGTGATTGTGGCATTAGCAATATAACCTGACCCGTTGCTTGTGAGATTGATCTGCGTGACGCCCAATCCAGCACCCGCGATGCTTGCTCCGCCTGTGACAGCGGTGTTGGCATTAAACTGTGTGTTGGCAGGAGCAATGATAGTGTTTGCTTCCGGATCGATCAGGTTGGTATTATATGTAAATGTTGATGTATTGGCTAAAGAACCTACTTTAAAACCTGCTCCGGTTCCTAGAGAATTAAACTTATTGACCACAGTGACTGGCGAATCTATAGCATATCCGTATCCGCCATCGATTAATTTAAAACTGATATAACCTCTTGCCTTTTCGGGATCTACTATTGTTTTTACTTCAAACTGCAATCCGGATCCGGACGTGCTTTCAGTAAATAAAATATCACCAGGAGCATGGCTCTCATCTGAATTTACCACAGTTGCACCAACAACAGAACCACGGATCAGAGTTGCCTGTCGTATATCCAGACCTTCATACATCACATATTCACCCGGAACAAACGAATCTCCGCTAGGACCTGGCACAATATCGGTCAGATATAGTATCTGAGATGAATTTAGTTGTTGATTTATCTTGGCTACTGACATCACATATGCAGTAGCACCTGATGTTGTCCCTCGTATCAGTTTATTGTCATATGTGTAATTCAGGTCTCTTTCTTCTATTTCAATATATTGTTTTCTGGACCATTTTCCGTCAGATAATACAAGAACATCATCCTGAGGAACAAATACTTCTATCTCAAGATTATAAAGAAGCCTGAATAATAACTTCAGCCCTTCTATAGAACCCTTTGATCTATACACGTCCAGGATGTGTTTTTCTAGCAGTGCTTTATTCGAAAGGACGTCTTTGGGGATCCCGTTCATGTATTTTGAGAAGAAAAAATCTATATATTCTTCGCTAACAAAATCGATATCCGAAGTCTCAAGCAGGTTTCTGGATTTTTTTATAGGACCTTGTTCGTCCATCCATTCATAATAAGCAGAGATGAACTGCAGGAAGTTATCACCTTCTTCTCTATAGAAGTCAGGAAACTGATTCTTTACTAGGGGTGCAATGTTTTTTAAATCTGTGATCATTATTGTCTATATGTGCTTACAGCTATACCGATTTCGTCATAATCTATCTTGAGATATTTGCTCTCTTGGACTACGATATCATCATTTATTACTTTGGCAAATATCTTGATGTTTGTATCATAATCATAAGGATTTAGATCAAACGCCAATTCACCTGTATCATAGTTGACAGTTCCTAGGTTAGTTTCTAATATCTGTTGAACTACAGTATCTGTAATCTTATCATACATTATATAATACAATCTAATAAATCCGTTGCCGTCATCGCTCAAAGTAACCTGGCCCTGAGGTGTGGTAGAATTGTAATATACACCATCTTTGAAATAATCAAACAGGCTGCTCTTGATACATTCTGTTTCATTGACGATATAAGGAGCACGTAAAGGTCTTGCTAATGGATTGGAGAAAGAAAAACTAATTCTCTGCTGGATACCTTTTGCAGGAACAAGCGCGTATATTGTTCGAAGCGTCGTCTGATTGCTCACAATCGAAGGATCTGCGGAATCGATCATGGAAGACAGTCTGGATTTACGGAGATCGTTTCCGAAGTCATTCAGATATATCGTTTCATATGACTGGACTTTGCTTAAAACATCAGACCTAAGTTGCTGGATGCTTTTAGTGGTCAGTGAAGGATTATAGCTAACAGCAGATTGCACTTCGATATACATGTATTCAGGATCTTTGATCACGGGTTCTGTCGTGATGCTTTTTGTTCTCAGATAGGCTGCGATATCTGTCTTTAGTTCTGTAGAGACGACAGGGAAATTTCCGTACGGGATCATGCTGACGATGACCTTGCCGTACTGAGGAGGATCTGCATTCTCTCCTCCGTATACATTGACTGTCTTGATCTGGGGATATTTCTCGATGATCAGCGTGGTATAATCTTCTTTGGTGACAGCTCTGTTTTGAGCAGCAAAGTGTCTGGGAGCGTTTAGCTTCATCGACTCTATTGTTTCTCTCTCAGATCCGTCTGCTGCAGAGATATTGGTCGTCACAGTCACAGTATATGCTGCAGTATCTCCTACTGCAGAAGATATCGCAAAGTTAACAGCTTTATTACCCAGTTCTCCGTTTGTGGATCTATATTTGACCTTTATTATGTTTCCGTTAGCCAATGCTTTACCGGAAATACCATCGCCAAAAACAAGTTCATATTGATCGTTATTGTAGCCCTGAACAAAGTATATTTCTGAATTTGAAGTCAGGCCGTATAACGTATCTGCTTTTGTGTATATTGTATTAGAAGAATCGGATGCTGAATTGATAACTGTTACTTTGATACTGTTAGTATCGATGTTAGAAGAATTCAACGAGTATCGCACTGTTCCATCCACAGTAAAGAATTCGTATACAATCTTGCCTTCATAAACATATACAGAATCGGTCACATATCCCACATCTGATCTGTTGATAGTTATAGTTTCATCCGTAGTGAAATCCATGTTTATGCCGTCAACAGTTGTCCTGATAACATAATTTTCCGGAATAACCACATTGGTAGGAACATCTCCCCCGGTATTGACAGCAAAGGTAACCTTTGCTCTTGCGGATGTCCTTGATCTGGGTATGTAATTCAGTGCTTTTGCATGAGATACAACCGAGTTTCTTAGTTGTGAAGAATCAAGAAACATCTCACTGCCTATCATATTGAGATAATATGCGTTCATGTAGGTATTATATGACAATACATCCAGCATAGAATTTAGATTAGATCCTTCAAAATCATAATCTTTGAATGCTGTCTTGGCCTTCATGAAGGCTTTGAGATTGCTTTTAATGCCATCAAAGCTCAATTCTGAGACGTCTAGGAATCCTGTGTTAGCCATTTATCTTACTCTTCTTAAGACGAAATCTAATGTTATCGGTGATATGTTATTGACAACTGAAAATACGACGGTCACTTCATAGGCATTATCGTCTGGAAATCCCTTTGCAGTGACACTGATCAGACGAGCTCTGGGCTCATAATTGTTTATGGTCTCTGTGATCTTTTCTTTTAGGATATATTCGGTATCTTGGCCTATATTTTCGAATAGGGTCTGGCGTATACCTGAACCCAGGCCTGGATTAAAAAACCTCTCATAAGGATCCGTCAATAGAAGATTTCTGATAGATCTCTTTACTGCAACCTCATTGGTGATCAATACCAGATCCTCTTTTACGGGATGGATATCAAAATTGGTGGGTATATCTGAATAGAATACTGTGCTTGCCATCCTATATTTATAATGATGTCCGACAAGCATTCAGATACTGCGGATTGTATTTTTGGATGTCATTGGCAGTAGAAGAAGCAAGCGCCCATCCCTGTGTCATGGGTCCAGATCCGAAAGGAGAGAAGTTTTCTTCGACCATCACAGCACTCATCCCCAGCATCAATGGAATAGCATTATCCGATCTTCTCATCTCGATCAGGGATGTTACAGGAACATTCATGTTATTGCAGAGGTTAGATGTCATCGTTGCTACCTGTTGACCATAAAAAGTAGTAGGTGATGGGATAGCAGATGATCCAGTAACTAGGTTGGATACCACAGATGCGATAGATAATGCTCCGCCCATGGAAGCAAAATTTTGCATTCCAAAACTAACAACACCTGTTCCGCCAGTAGGAGTTCCAAATGCTCCTATCTTCCTGCAGAACACCTGATCGACTGCCGGGAGCGATATCGGAGCTTCTCCGAAGAAACTCTTGCCTGCCATAGATGGCGGAGTCAACATAGGATTGTTTGCCAGCATTGATGATGCGATTCTTTGTCCTGTCAATACCTCAGACATGAAGCTACCTACTGCATTTCCCCCGACTTGTTGCAACAGTACTCCCATGGCAATGCCACCCAGAGGTCCTAGAGAATTCAATACTCCTCCTAGAGGCGTTGCTCCTAGGAGGCTGGTGATTGCTGAAGTTGCTATCGTCGTAGCTTGTGATTGTATAGTAGCTGTCGGATTCAATACAGCACTGATCGTGTTGGGATCCAAAGCGATGCCGCTTGATAATCCCGAATATAGGTTGATAGATTGATTGATTGCAGCTGTAGATAATGCAGGAGCATTCTTGAGGATGCCCGAGTGGGCATTAAATATGCCAGCGGTCTCGATGATAGACGGACCTATCACACCCAACGATACTCCGAGAGCTGCCGCCGATAAGATATCGCCGCCACTGCTCTGTGTATAATCCCCATACTGTTCTATATTTGTATACTGAGGTGCGTATCTCTGATTGATGGATGCAATGCCATTTGCAAGATATCCTACCTTATAGATATCCTGTATCTGAGTGATGTCTCTTATGTTCCTGATATATCGAGGTTGTCCTAGATCTGGGATACCTATGACATTTGCGATATATTCAAGATCGTTTTGGTTCTCATTTGCAGCAAGCACGTAAAAGAAATTTTCTAAAGTATCTTGAGGAACCACACCGAAAGATGCGAGCTCAACAGATTTATTATAGATTGCTGTTTTTTCAAAATCAGTCAGGATATAATTTTGAGGAGTACGGACATAATTGACAGGCGGGGGTTTAGCAAATTTTAATGCAGCTGCTATTCCCAAGAGCTGCGCCCCTATCTGTATAGCATTATTAAATGTATTGTTTGATTCTTTTAATTCTTGGTTGCCATAGAATCCCGGTTGTTGAAAATCGCCTTTTTGTATAGATGATAGAGTAGTTGAATTTAAGATTTGGTTGGCCATCGCTATCCTGTCCTTCTTCCGTTTAGAGCAGCGACCACATACGAATGCGATAATCCTGGTATTGAATTATTGCAATTTGGATCAGCACATGTCAGGACAAGACCGCCTCCTTGTTGGCCAGGTTTAGCAGATTCAAGATGTACGTGTATCCCAGGTGAATCATTCTTTTCTAGATATATCCTGCTAAAAGGAAGATTGTCTCTTACATAAGCTGCTATAGCAGCAGTAGTTGTAGTATCATCTTTGTTCGAACATCTCAGATCAACAGCACCTCCAGTAGTATGTTTGGATGTGGCTTTGCTCAATCTAAACCAGCTGGTGATCTGTATCCTGGATCCAAACTTATCAAACAATGGATCTAATATGTTCCAGGCGATGTTCATAGCTTCAGTAAGGATTGCTTGGTGTCGAGATGCAGGAGCGTATCTCAAATTCTTTACCATTCCTACAGTAACATGTCTGGATATCTTTTCGCTAGAATTGTATATCGAAGTGGGCATGGGCATGGGATTTTGTTGTGCAATTCCTGTGCTAGTTACTGATCCGTCAGGTCTATCATAAGCTCCTTCAGCAACAGGACCCATAGTTTCACCTGTATCAACTATTGATGGGACCATGCCAGCTCCAAAATTTCCTGCAGCAGCACCTTCAGCAACAGGATTGGGATTTCCGCCTTCATTCTTGTAAAGAGAAAATTCTTCCTTGGACATCTTCTTGGCATTCATGGGAAAATCAGGAGCGGTTCTCAATGTAGTTATGTTATCGATGATCGTCTCTGCTGGAGCATATTGTGCCAATGATGCTTCTCCAGGATCTGCCGGCTCAGATGGAGCATCAGGGCTAGGTGATCCTCCTACCTGAATGTCAGTGGCAGATCCTTTGATCTGTATCTTGCCGCTGCCTAATACATCTACGGTAGAACTAGAATGGATAGATGCGGCACCAGCAGATGATATCTTGGTCGTGCTAGCTGCTTTTATGTCCAGCGTGCCTCCTGATTCTGTGCTCATATTACCTGATGACTTGGCAATCATGTTTGCCTTTGAACCCAGGTTCATGTCACCTGTAGCAAGCGCTGTGAACGTTGTCTTGGTCCCTAGGTTCATGTCAGTCAAAGATAGGGCTGTGAATTCTTTCTGTGCCTGCATCGAGATAGCAGCATCGCTCCGGACGAAGATATCTAGGCCAGCATCTATGTCAATGCTCTGTGATGCTTGTATCTTGGTCTTGCCCGCAGACGTGATCCTGTTGTCGCCGGCGATCATGGTGCTCATGTCTTTTGCCACTTCGAACACCTTGCTCCCTTCGATAGATTCTTCTGAAGAGCCACGAACATTCGTGATCATATCTCCATTCACATGGAATCCCAGATTGCCGCCCACGTTGAAATCTAGATCACCGTCTGTCTCTATTGTTATCCTGCCGTCTGCTTTCAAGATGAGATGGTTCCTGGCGAATACAGTTGCATCACCTTTTGGCGCAATCATTCCCACGCCCCTTTTGCCGGATGATACCATGTGAATGGATCCGTCAGAATCTATCATGATAGTTGCACCCGAATGATGCTGTAGAGTTATGGTATCACTACCAAACTCGTTGTTGATCAGGATCTTATTTCCTGTAGAAGAAACAAATCCTTGCATGTCTCCCGGTGCACCAACACCGCTGGCAGTGCCTATCCCTGCGCCGGTATGGGTAATTGCTTGATCGCTACCTGTGCTGGGTTTATCTTTTACAGACACTTCATAATAAGGAAAAGTGACGCCAGCAGTAATTACTTGAGGAGCTGTAGATCTGCCAACACCATCACCTTCTCTGTTAGTGATTTTTTTAATTTGTAAAGGATCTGATACAAACGCATCTGGATTAATAGACATATGTTACCCACAAAAATTTAAGTAAAGAGCTGAAACGGCTTTTCGTAATTGGTCATTGTCGCTGTCTATCTCAGCAGAGCTGGTAAATGATGAGAGAGATTTCATTGCTGTATATAAAGTTACTTTTTGCTGTTGAGTGATATAGTAATCCACATGTACTACAGGAGCCTTTTCATTTATAAATTCTGTTGTACCGCCAATGATAACTACCGAAGCACTGGATTCCTGTGCTGCAGCACCCTGATATACTTTACCATCAACATCTATTATAAACGTAGCGCTGGCATAGGCATTTAAATCGACAGACTGATTCCTTAATGTTTTAGAAAAAGTAAAATAAAAATTGCTGCAATATGATAGTGCTTCAGGAGATACATTTTTCATCGCATGGATCTCGCAGTTCCCGTATAAGAAAGTTTTTCATAAGCAGCACGGCCAAATTTTAA